TTATGCGATTGCGTAGAAGATGTATGAACCGCCTGATGTGTTAATACCTGGGCTTGTTGAAGATACAGTAAATCCTGACGAATATGGGTCTATGTCATCTTGTGTAGTTACTTCAGCGTTAGTGGTGTTTAAATTTAACCTTGGATCATTGCCAGCAACTATGCCACGTTCACTATCCCAAACAAACCAATCGTAAGGGCTGCTATCAGTGCGCTTGATAAGAATGAACCTAGCACCACTGCTAAACCCACAGTCAATGTTTAAGGTAGACCCTGTCCCAGTATAACTCCCCACCTTAGATACACCATCAAGTGAGGCGAATAGGTAGGCTATGTAGTCGTCATTACTATAGTTTACACGACCACTATTACCTAATGTAATTACGGTGTCCGTAGGTGTAGTATTATTCCAAGCTGTGCTATCTGTGAAAGCCGAATCACTTGTGTTTAGCTTGATATATTTAGTGTTTCCTAATTCTTTATGATAGCACCACCAATCAACAGGACTGTCTCTATTTTTCACCCAGATCATCTCAGGCGCAACACCAAGGTTATGGCTTACAGTACGCCCTGATGTTGAGTTCCCCGTGTAAGCAACGACATCAAAGAAGTTAGGCGCACGTTTCCACATCCAAGAGTAAAGAGCATAGGCAACATTAGGATCATCTCCATAACCCTCCATATAATCCCATGCCCAGTCGTTGTCCGTACCTTCAGCATTTGTGTTTGCTGTTTCAAGTTCCCCAGTTCCAGTTAACCTACTGCCAATCGTCCAATTAGCAGAAATACTTTGTAGCTTTCTCAATGCCATATCTACAGGAAATGTAGAAACATAAGAAGGTAAACTACCTGTGCGTGTATCAATATCAAACACATCAGTCGCATCAGTCGGCACCGCCATTGGGCCTCTGCGTATGGCTATGTAGATGTAGGTGTTACCAGAGCCATTAAAGATATTGCCTGTATCTTTAACAGTAAAACCTGTGCTATTAAAGTCAACACGGTCAGCATCAAATACTTCTGCGTTAGACAGGTCAGGAAACAAGAGAGCATCATTGCCACCAGTTGTAACGCCTCTCATGTTGTCAAGTATCCCCCAGTTTGCACTGGTGCTGGCATTCTTAACTATTAAAAACTGAGGCTCAAACCCTAAATCAACTTCAGGGCCAGTAGACGAGCCATTACCCGTATAACTCCCACACTTGATAATGTCCTGAGTACCATCACCGAAGTCACCGTCACCGTCATTGTGGGCGAATAGGTAGGCAACGTAATTGTAATTGCCATTGGTTTTGTTGTTAGTCCCAACAGTAAATTCTGTTGCTGTAGGCTCCGTATCATTGAAAATACTTGTTGAAGCAATAGCTTCTGCCGTAGTGTTGAGCCTCATAAACTTAGTTGCTCCCACAGAGCGATGATAAACAGCCCAATCCTGTGCAGAATTTAAGGCTTTTATCATAATAACAGCAGGAGTTGTGCCAAGATTATGGCTAACGGTTCTACCCGCAGTTCCATTCCCAGTATAAGTCACCACATCAAAGAACTTAGGGGCTTTGCGAAATGTCCAAGAGGCCATTTCACTTGTGCTATCGTTAATGTAACCAGAAGATTTTACAGTAAATCCATTAGCATTAAACGAAGCTAATTCATTGATATTTCCAGCAGCATTTGTAGCGTTTGTGAATAAACCTTGACCATTGCTAGAAGTCCATCTTTCAGTGTCAAAGATTACATGATTGTAAGTTCCGTTTCTTTGCTTGAACCAAACCATACCACCTTCGCCAGCATCGGCTGCGTCAAAGGGGCCGAAGTATTCATTCGGGCTTACGTTATTATTAGTTAGAGATATTGAGTTGCCTGAGTTGTCACTAAGTGGGCTGTCACCTTGTAAGCAAAGCAGAGAGGTATTACTAACAGCCTCTAAAGGTGAGGTACTGGGAGTAAAACCAGATGTATACAGTGCTGAACCTTTAACCAATCTCAGATTAGAGATGTAACCTTTTGTGTAGTTATTAAGAGGTATGTTTGCACCAATTTTAGCTACTGTAGAAGTGTGGTTCTGAGAGTTAGCACCAGTAAAAACTTGGGTACCATTTATAAATCCGTAAACATCACCATTGCTTCTAGTTATTGCATAGTGGTTCCAATCTGTTGTTGTGGCAGAACCGCCTGAAAACTGAAGGCTATTTGTATATAGTTTCAATGATCCAGCTGAGTCTACTTCCATAGAGATACCGTCTGAATTGCCATTAGAAGAACGTGAGTCAAACAAGACATGTACAGAAACTGGCGGTGAAGATGATTGGAGAAACCAACACTCAATAGTGTAATCACCAGTACCTAAATTAAATTCTGAACTACTGGCACACTGAATGTAACTGGAGTTTGTACCTTTAAAATATACAGATGAACCATCGTTATTCTGACCCAAGTTGATACCATTACCAACTGCCTGAACACCACCGTTCCCCTCATAGAGATACGTTGAAAACACATCTTCTACGTTAAGCGCACCCGCACCGCCAGATGCACTACCTGCAGCAGCTTGTAATAACTTTTTCTTAGTTGCCATGTTAGCTTATCCTAATGCTTGACCAGCCGTAAATCCGTACCAGTTAGTGCCACCATCACGAGTAGTGAATACAAATACATCTTTAGCTGATGCAGTAGCTGTTAGGGTAGGAGCAGTCCCTGAAGGCCAGTCCACAGAGGCGGGCCATGTCACAGTAAACCCAGACGCAGATGCATCTTGAATGATCTCAATGCTGAAGCTATACGCAGTGCCACTGGCAGGGGGGTTAGAGAACGTGAACGTGGTGTTCTCTGTCAGTGTGTGGCTGAATGCGTTACCTGCCTCACAGTTGACCGTGGTGGCGTTAGAGGTTGATGTGACCGCTGCGTAGGTTTCGTTGTAGCTGTCAACGATCAACTCACCACCGACATCAATGTCTCCACTAAACGTACCACCAGTTGCAGCACTTACAAAGTCTGTTGGAATAGTAGGAGTACCACTAATATCTGCATAAGCACCAGAAGTAGCTACAGTAGCTAAACCAGAGATTTTACTAGTAGCAATAGCTGCACTTGGGCTAATGTCAGCATTTGTAATACTACCATCAGTAATATTATCTGAGCCAACGTTTTGTGGTGCAGGTTGATTCCCAATATATGGCATCTGTATTCCCCCTTATGACTGTTCTAGTACGGACACAATAACGTCAGCACTTGAAGCTGTGTCACTCGTAACTTTAATAATGTCTGTCGTTTCTAGTACGATCTTTTGATCACCCCCGACAGGAACCAAAGCACCGCCTACTGGAACTGTAGCACCTTTGACTAGGTACACATCCGTAGTAGCAGATGTATCGGTTACAACTACATCGACTGTGATGCTAGAAGCTGTAATGTTTGCAACAGTCAAGCCAATAACTGTTGTTGTAGTAGACGCAGGTACAGTATAAACACTTGTCTGAGATGTGCCTATTGCTGAACTAACTGCGTTTTTAAAAGTGTTAGCCATCTTTAAATCCTTATCCTAACGCAATAGCTAAAGCAAGTGCATCATCTGCTAGTGCATAACGTGCATCGCTTTGTGTTTTTGTATAGTGATCCGCAAGAGAGAAAGAACCGTAAGCTACGATGTCTACAATGTCTCCTGCAGTTGCACCAACGGTAAGCGTGATTGCTGTACCAGAAGTAGCAGTAAAGTCTGTACCTGCTAGTAGTTTGATACCATTGAGGTAGGTATCCACATACCCCACATCATAAGTGGCTGCGAAGGTAGTTTGTCCACCTGTAGCAGTGTATGTTACTCTGTCTGATGTACCATTAACTGATGAACCTGCAGCAACCCAACCAGATGCACTGTATACATACATTATAGCAGTTGTTGTATTGAAATACAAGGCACCAATGATAAGAGCATCACCATCGTTGTCTGTTGCAGGTGCCGTAGCTTTAGCACCTAAGTACCTGTCATCAAAGTCATCATATGAAGCTGCAGCACTCGTTGCTGAACTTGCAGCAGCAGTAGCAGAGTTAGCTGCGTTAGTCTCACTTGTTGCAGCATTGGTAGCTGATGTAGCTGCAGCCGCTGCACTTGTAGCTGCATCTGTAGCACTACTTAGAATGCTATCTACGTATGTCTTGTTTGTGAGGTCAGGACCATTTGTAGGTACATAGGTAGAAGTAATCTTAGAGCTACCCATGTCGATAGCACCTGTCATAGTGCCACCAGATAAGTCTAAGAAGTTAGTTGTTACATAGTTCTGTGTAACTGCATCCTGTGCTGCAGTAGGGTCACCCAAGCCTGTGATCTTGTTTGTACCCATAGCAATGGCACCAGTCATCGTACCACCTGCTAGTGGTAGCTTGGTTGCAATGCTTGTTGTAATAGTTGTGCTGAAGTTAGGGTCATCACCCAGCGCAGCAGCTAGTTCGTTTAGTGTGTCTAGTGTACCTGGGGCTGAGTCTACGAGGTTAGCTACTTGTGTGTCTACATACCCTTTACTTGCTGCATCTCCTGTGTTGACAGGGGTAGATAGGTTAGTAATGGTAGCAGTAGTAGCTGCATCCATGTTCAGTGTGCCGTTAATCGTCACATTGTTAAATGTAGATGAACCACTTGAAGCAGTAACGTTACCTGTCAGATCACCAGTTACATTACCAGTTACATTCCCTGTAAGGTTTCCTGTGATGTTACCTGTGACAGGTCCGACAAAAGAAGTTGCTGTAACTGTCGTGCCTGTGATAGCCGCTGGAGTTGTTGCACCAATAATAGCACCGTCAATAGCCCCACCATTAATATCAACAGTCGCCAAGGTAGCTTGTCCAGATGTCGATACAGTAGTAAAGCTACCTGCAGCAGCACTAGAAGCACCAATAACTGTACCATCTATATTACCACCATTAATGTCAGCAGTTGTTACAGTGGTTGTACCTGTAGCTGTAACATCTGTGAATGTACCTGCTGCAGAAGTTGTGGCACCGATAATTGTACCATCAATGTTTCCACCGTTGATGTCTGCTGTAGTAACTGTTGTTGTACCTGTGGCAGTCAGGTCAGTAAATGTACCAGCACCTGCAGAGGCAGCACCGATAGTGACACCATCAATAGCACCACCGTTAATGTCTACGTTAGAGAATGTCGATGTACCTGTTACAGTAATGTCATCAATGTAACCTACACCATCAACGTATAAGTCTTTAAACTTTAGTGCTGATGTACCAAGGTCAATATCATCATCTGTTACAGGAACAATAGCACCATCTTGGATACGGAGTTGTTCTACTGCAGCAGCACCTACCTCAGAGTAAAAGCTGATTCGGTTGTTTGTCGTATCTACTACAACTTTGTTTAATGCATCTGTGTCAGCAATCAGTGGTACGTAAGCACCTTCACTAGAGTTACCATCGTGTCTGTGACCACCTGACAAAGCAAAGGCATCACGTATTGCGTTAAACTCAGCGTTTACTGGGGCAGCTTTAATAACCGCATTTGCGATAATGTCAGCTACCGACTGTCTTGTATAACCTGCCATATTATAACCTGTCTCCTACTCCGAATGTAACCACTAGACCTTGAATACTGTGTGATGCATTGGAATCATTAGTTACGAATTTAAATGATGCTGACTTACCTGAGCCTGATATGTTAGTCCGTTTAACTGGTGCTGGGTTACCATCAAAGATTGCTGTACTGTCATACAGTGCTTCGTTATAGTAAGCTGCAGCACCTGTAGTTGTTAGTGTAAAGTTTGTAGGACTTAGTGTATCAACATCTTCATAGTCATACAAAGCAGACATAACAATTTCGTTATCACCTTCAGAACGTAAGTATGTAGCTACAGTATAAAACACTTTACGTTGCTCTGGGTCTTGCATATGGAAGAACGGTGTCTGGAATAAACTAAAGATGTCTTCACCATCAAAGTCATTACCACGTTCTTGACGATGTACTTTACCTGTACTGTCACCGTGAATCACAAACTCATTCTGTCCTATGTAGCCACTGTCAGCACAAGTAGCTGTGATACCTAGCATCTGGCTATACTCAAACTGCAAACCGTTAGGTGTTTGTCTGAAGCCGCCAATGATACCCTGTGCATCTGCTGCACCAAAGAAGTAACGGAACTGTGTCTTTTGTCGTATAACTACAGCGTTAAGTGTTTCAAGATCAATATCAAACACGATATCTGTAAAGATAGACTGAATGTCTTTTGATACTGTCTCTAGGTTAACGTCACCGATCTTGTCTGTACCACTAACAGGACGTAGACCATCTTGTGATAAGAATAGTAGGTCACCACCTATCTCAATAACACTGTCTGTAGCTAGGCACCCAAGGTCATCTGTAACTTCTTGTAGCACAAAGTTAGAGATGTTGTCACCAGCAAGCTTACGAATGTTATTACTACCAAAGATGTACAACACATCACGGAAAGACTTGATAGCTACGACAGGGAAACCTACGTTAATAACACCAGCACCATCAGCAGCAGCAAAGCTAGTCTCATTGTAAGGTGCGCTAAAATAAAGATTCGTGTTCTCACTAGGGTCACCTGCTAGGAACATGTGATTCTTAAATACGTGGGACAGTCTAGGTGCGCTGGGAGCATCCGCATGATTTATCTGCGTATAGGTTGTACCATCATACGTAGCTGCAGGGTTAATACCATCAGTAAGTAAGACTTTAGGGCTACCCCAGTTATACTTAGTAAACCTTACCTTAGTTACACCTACCATAGTAGGAGCAGGTGAGATAGCAGATACACTTACTGCAACCCAAGCTGATGTAGCATTATCCCAATAATGCAGATAATCATCACCTACCTGTGGCATTCTACAAGCTAAGATACCATCATTGACACCGTTAGCTACACAGACACCTAACACTGGTGTATTAGCCTGACCTGTTACTTCACCGTAGTCATTGCTAAAGCCACTAATCTTACGATAGCCACCAGTAACAGCAGGTTCATAGTTAATCAAAGAGATAGCAGACCCTGGTTGTGTCTCACCTTGTGACAGCACATCACGACTAGTGTTTAGACCGCCTTGGCAGAATACTTTGAAGGATGCTAGATTGTCTGCCATTATACCGCACTGTTAAAACTAGAAACACTTGCACGTTCAATTACCGTAGAACGTACATATAGATTATCATCTAATAGTAATCTACGCATTGCCTTAATACCACTTTGAAAGTTTTGTTGATGAATAGCTGCACTCTGTTCGTTACTACGGAATCGCATAATGTACATAACTGCACCGTCAATGATTACATGTTTAAATCTATCTGGAATTATTGTAGTATCATTATATAAGTTTAGATCACTGGGGTATGTGAAGTACACATATTCTACTTCATATGCAGCGTTAGGTAAAGGGGTAATTCCAAATTTATTTTCCTGTGTCTGATATACAACAACAGGGGCACCGATACCGTTTATCTGATCCCCCTCTTCATCACCTACTCTGTAGTTTTGTACATAGTCATTATAGTTAATTACTTTTAAATGTTTAGGGCTAACACTTAGTCCACTAGTCTTTTTTAGAAAGAACGTATCCCAATCTACTGAACCCATATTAGAAGGAAAAGAATATGTTCCTGTTCCTGCTGTCAGTGTCTGAGTATATGTTGTTTTTAAAAAAGGCCACTCTTGACCATCCTGTAAGATAAGACGAATACTGTTGTTTACAGCATCCTTAGCAAGTGCCTGAACGTTACGTACACTATCAAAGCCATCACCAGCAATGTCCAGTGTGACTTCATTCAAACGTCTTAATACATCGTTAACTAAAGTAATGTACGTTGTTGCCATTTTATATCTTTCTGTGGATATGACTAAGAGGGCCACCGAAGCAGCCCCCTTGTTTTGTTGTTATTAAGCTAGGTTGTAACGTGCTGTTACAAGAGCTTCTGGACGCAAGATTTTGCGACCGTATAGGTGCATACCACGAACGATGTCTGCGAATGAATCTGGGTCACGGTATGTTTCAGTTTTGTTGATCTGCTCTGCAGTTGCAACGGCTGAATCATGACCAGCTACGATTACACCGTAGTTAGTTCCTTGTGGCGTTGTGCCTGTTGTTGCTGGACCTGTACCAACAGAAGGTAGGTTGTTTGAAACGTGTACACGGAAACCATGTAGGTTGTTCAATACCAAGCCATTCTGTAGACCTGATCCACCATAGTCTGCGTTTAGAAGACGTGAATCTTCGTCACGTAGGACTTCCATCATCTCAGGTGAGATAACGACCCAACGACCTGTAGTTGGAACACTTTGTCCATCCATAAGACGAGCCATACGAGATAGCAACATCGCAGGTGAAACATAAGCTGTTGGCAGTGCTGTTGCGCCTGGAAGACGAGCAGCAATAGGAATTGAGTGACCTGCAGAACCACCAGACATGTTACCAAAATCTGTGTGGTCTAGCTTGTTACCCGCCAACAATTCGTCTGAACCTGCAGTCGAATTTGCTTTAGTACCGTTAACAGTTGTGTTAACTGTATCGGCATTAGCATGTAGGGCAGATTGGTCATAACCAGATAGATAGCCAAGAACTTCTTGGTCATACTGGTCAGCCAAACGATAAGCTGCACGATCAGAAGCCAAGCTTTGGAAATTGACGTGACTGTGTGCCTCTTCAATATCGTCTACCTTGAACGCAAAATAGTTCGCTTGGTCTACGACCAGAGAGAAATCGTTATCTGTCAAATCTTGTGGTGCGATTGTTGTACCACGTAGATATGCAGACACTGAAATCTCAGGTTCTTTAATGATTTTAACGGTGTCACCCATGTTTGCGATTTCACCGAAATAGTCATTATTTGTGATAGCGTCAGTGACAGATGCTTTGCGGAATGCAAGTTGCACCTGTTTGGAATAAATAACAGGCGAGAAATTGCCGTTTGGCAAGTTTGTGTAGCCTGATGCGCTTCCGAATGCCATGATAAAACTCCTTTAGCATTAGAATACAGATGCAAAACTTTATTACTTAATATAGAGGCTAATCGTTTATGGGTGCATATAGATCACAAAGTGTAATGATCAGTTACAAAATGTGTTACATGGGCCATACGTATTAGGTAATCCGTAAAGTCATATTGTTTGCTAAGATATATGAAAGGTATCTATAGTAGTCATAATGAGGTACAGATACCAAACTGTACATATATAGTTATATCATAAATAACTTATATGTCAATACTTTTTATCGGGCAGAACCTGATAAATCGTAAATAAAGTTACCTGTACGAATAGCTTCCATAATGTCGTCAGCATTCTTTTCGTACTCGGTAGCCGACATCTTTTG